GGCATTTCACTAACGCCTATTGAAGAAGGTGGTTTTGGAATACAACCCGGTCTAGGAAATGTCGGTGGGTCTAGTCTTATTGCCAGACAGCAAATTATTGGAGAAAAAGTTGCTGGCGGGGCAACAAAAAGATTGCGTACTAATTTTAAGAATATGCAAACAACCATTGGAAAATACAAGCAAGCAGTGGGGGCTGATGCCAGTGCGCCAATATCCGCATCTTCTGCTGAAGAAGCAGGAGAGGCTATTATTTCCTCAGTAAAGACTCAAGCTGCCAAAATAAGTTTTGCTGAAGAAGCCGCAAAAAAAGCTGTGTTAGAAGAGTTTGATGCTTTAGCTCAAGGATTGGGCGCGGCAGCAGCAAAAAATCAAAACCTAGATCAATCAATATTTAAAGATCTTACAGTTGCTTTAAAAAACTTTGACGATTTAAATGCTACTAAATTTGGATCAATTGATGCTGTGCTTAAAAATGAAGCTGGTGATGCTGCAATTCTTTCAACATCAGGTTTAAAAGAAGCTGCAAAAATTTTGGAGGGAAGATATAGCTCTGCAATTGCGGCAGGTGGTCTTTCTCCAAAAACAGCTTCAGAAGCCGCAGCCGCCTCTTCTATCATTAGTGGTTTTAAAGATTTAGGCGAAAAAGCTTCATTTACACAATTGTATAATTTGCGTAGAGAGCTTTTTGACGCAAGCTTTACGTTCAAGGGCAGAGGTGGAGGAACCCAATTAGAGAGTGCAGTCAATCTTTTAGATAATGTAATGTCAAAAGAGGCTATTGAACAAGGGATTAAAGGATTAGATATTGACGCTCAAAGTTATAATCTTCTAATGAAAGCAGCCGATGAACTCCCTGCCGCTAGAGGGTTTTACAAAGATGGCAAAACAGCGATAGAAAACATGCAGTCCGCCGCTAGTCTTTCTGGTCTTACCGATGCCGTTCAAAGCGGAACAATTATGGCTAAGACTGATTTCTTAAAAAACATTGTTGCCAACAAATTCCCAGAGCCATTAACAAGAACTTTAAAAGGCATAGAAATGAATGCTGTTAAAGGTCAGGATGGCAAGGCTATGGCTGAAGCGTGAAGAAAAAAGTTATCTTAAGAGTGGCTTGCTGACACAGTTGCTAAAACTGCATCAAAGGGTACTGATCGATTAGCATTTAAAGGGTCTTACTTCTCACAGGCGATTGATGATTTAGGCTCGACTGGCAAAGTGTTGTTTGGTGATAGCTATGATGATGTTGTAAAACTTGCTGATGAAATTAGGTTAACAACAATACCGGGCAAAACAAGCACAGTTGATGTTGAAGCTGCTCTTACAACTTTAGGAGCTAACAACGCTCCTGTTCCTTTGGTGGAGGCTTTAGAGGGCATAGCATCAGCACAAAGATCTAAGGCTTTATTTGAGCAAAGCTCCTTGTTGAAGTCTATTGCAGCGGGTGAGGCTGGCCCTGCCTTGACTAAGACTGCCGCAGAAAACATTGCTAGACCCGGAGCAAAGACCGCAGACATTGTTAAGGTGATGGACTTTTTAGATCCTGCCGCACAACAACAAGTTAGACAATTTTATCTCTCCAACCTTTTAGATGACTTTGGAAGCGATGCTCTAATTAACGGCACTGCGTTAAAAAAGTTTTCCAGATCTTTAATAGAAGCATCACAAGGCGGAAAGCTTCAGGCTGTATTTGGTAAAGAAATGGGCGATGACATAGCTCAATTTGGTCGTGTGCTGGAGCTTAACGCAAGAACCGTTGCTGGTGGTGATCTGGTCGCAGCTAATATTGCCGCCAATCCATTAGAAAACATTATGGATATTCTTAGACTGTCAGTAACAGGCAATCTCTTAACGCATGCCCCAATCTACAAGCGCATCTTAAAAGATTACAAAGCTTTAAAAAGCGGGTTGCCTCCAAAAGAAAGATCAGCCGCACTGGGTAAGATAATAGGCTCTGCTTTAACACAAGCTCCGGGTCAAGCTTTGCAAGAAGGCGCTCGTGAGGCGAAAAAACAAATTCGTGCTGTGGCTGACAATACAGGATTAACCGAACAATTGTCCGCAATTCAAAACCAAATGACTGCGCCAAACGCAGCATCTAGTCTTGGAGGGGTAAGTGTGACACAACCAACAGCCCCAGCAGGAACCAGTACAATTCGACAACAGGCAGCAGCTAACCCCGGTGTAGCTCAAGCTTTGGGCATTAGAGGCCCAACGGCAGGTCTGTTAGGAACAGGAAACCCATAAGATGAACAAAGATAGATTACGCGAAGAAATAGCCGCTGACGAGGGCTGTAAGTACGAGGTGTATTTAGACCATTTAGCACTGCCAACGTGTGGTGTGGGTCACTTAATCACTGAAAACGATGAAGAATATGATAAGCCAGTAGGAACTGTGGTTGAGGAAGAACGAGTTCGGAGATTGTTCTCATTAGACATTGCAGTGACTATAGACGAGTGCAAAGTATTGTACCCAGACTTTGATGACTTTGACGAAGAGCTACAGCACATATTGTGCAATATGATGTTCAATATGGGCCGCCCCCGGCTTAGTCGCTTTAAATTAATGCAAGCTGCAATAGACAATAAAGACTTTAACGAAGCCGCAGAACAGATGATAGATTCCAGGTGGCACGATCAAGTCCCGAATCGAGCCAAGCGTTTAGTTAAACGCATGAGGGCGTTGGCTAGTTAATAGCCGCAGCCCCTATCCCACCCTGCCCATATTTTTTATCAAACGCATCAGCAGTTAGCTTGGCTATTTGCTGACGAGCATTCCTGTGTTCGTCTGCACAAAGCTTCTGAAGCTTGTTGTAAGTAGAAATATCTACGGCAACAGACTTGTATTGTGTTGTATCAGCCATTATAATTTCCCATTGATACCCATTGTTTGAGGCATATTACCATGTACAACCATAAATACAAGGCCAATAAATATGGAGCCAGAAAGACGACTTTCATGGGGATCAAGTTTGATTCCAAGTGGGAAGCGGAGCGATGGGGCGAGTTAACGTGCATGGAGAAGGCTGGTTACATAACAGACTTACAGAGACAAATCTCATATGAGATTGTGGTCAATGATCAGAAGATTTGTAAATACATAGCCGACTTCAAATATAATAAGGTAGATGATTACGGCAATCTTGAAGAGGTTGTTGAGGATGCCAAGGGCGTAGAAACCGCTGAATTTAAACTCAAAAAGAAACTCATGAAAGCCGTTCATGGAGTTGAGATTTACCTGTCAAAGAAAAATAATAATAATTTTCTCAAAATTCCCTTGACTTGAAAAGATTGCATGCTTACCTTTCAGTTGTATCTAGCGATATTCAACTCTGAAAGGAAAAGCAATGAACGCTATTACTTTGAATAATGATCTGACCGCTTTGTTTGACAAGCGCGAGGATCTCAAATCCAAAATTGACGATCTGCAAAAAGAATTGAAGATCGTTAACAATTCTCTCAAAGACCAGTTTAAAGACACTGCCCAAATGCAACTTGCCCAAGAAGGCAAGGATTTTGGTCAGACTACAATGAACAATGGTGACTTTAAAATCACCGTTGATTTCAGAAAAAAGGTTCTTTGGGATGAGACTGTTCTGTTGCGTGTTTTGAACTCTTTGGATACAGACACTGCAAAGCATTTGGCTACGGTCAAGTACAGTGTAGCTGAAGCAAAGTTTCAGAATGCTACACCAGATCTGAAAGCAGAATTATCAGAGGCTCGTACTGTAGAGTTACAAGGCGTGTCTGTAGATATGAAAAGAAGGGAGGAAAGTTAATGCTGAAAATAATTAGCGCAGAAGAAAGACTTGCCGAAAAACGTGGTCACAAGATTGTGATTGGTGGCAAGTCAGGCGTGGGGAAGACTTCACTGGTGCGTACCTTGGACATGAGCAAGACATTGTTCATGGACTTGGAAGCTGGTGATGCCGCTATTGAAGGATGTAAAGTTGACGTAATCAGGCCGCGTACTTGGCAGGAGTGTCGTGACTTTGCATGCTTCCTTGGTGGTGGCAATCCTGCATTGAGTGAGGACGCACCATACTCAATGGCGCACTATGAGTATGTGTGTCAGACGTATGGCGATCCAGACACTCTGTTAAGCAAATATGATACGATCTTCATTGACAGTATTACTGTAGCTGGTCGGCTTTGCTTTTCGCACAATCAAAATTCACCAGAAGCCAGATCAGATCGAACAGGCAAGCTAGACACTCGTGCAGTGTATGGAGCGCAGGGTCGTGAGATGATGGCATGGTTAACACACCTTCAACATATTCGTGAGAAGAACGTGATCTTTGTAGGCATCCTTGATGAAAAGACGGATGACTATGGACGCATCACTTACGATTTGCAAATCGAGGGTGCAAAGACTGGGCGTGAGTTGCCCGGAATTGTGGACGAACTAATCACAATGACAACACTCACCGCTGATGATGGGTCTTTATTTAGAGCCTTTGTCTGCGACACACTAAACCAGTGGGGCTACCCTGCTAAAGATAGAAGCGGCAGACTTGACGCTGTTGAAGAGCCGCATCTTGGTAAGTTGCTTGAAAAAATGTCTGGTCCAAGGCCAGAGGCAATGAACTTTGTAAATCCAAAAACGGTCAATAATAAAGAAGAGGAAAACGTAGATGCTTGACCTTAACAACGTACCACCAATGGAAGGTGGAAGTGGAGACTTTGAACTTATGCCTGATGGAACCGTAGTAAGCGGTATCATTAAGCTAACTGGTGGTGATCTGGAAATACCTGAGTACGGTGCTGGCACCTACTTTAAGGCTTCTCAGACAACAAGCGCAAAATGGTTGCCGATTGAACTGACTATTGTTGGTGGCAGCTTTGACAAGCGCAAAGTCTGGCAGAACATCTTTGTTGATGGCGATGCCAAAGACGAGAATGGCATGTCAAAAGCCAAAAAGATCGGCTTGAATACTATCAAGCAGATGGTTGATAGTGGGTTTGGCATCTCACCAAAAGACGAGAGTGAGGACGCTAGGGCAAAACGTGCGTCTATTCAAGGCATCCATATGATTAATGGCATGACGATCTCCTGCACCTTGGGCATCGAAAAAGGTCGTGATGGTTATCCTGATCGTAATAAGATCAAGACAGTCTTGACACCAGACTCTCCAAATTATATTCAGAGTACAGGACAGGCTGCACCTATCGCGCAAGCGCAAGTTGCACAAGCACCAGTGACTCAATCTCCTGCACCGCAACCGAGTACAGCAACAGCGGGGGTAAAGCCATCATGGGCATGATAGAGACACTGTGGGCATATATTAGCGGCAAACCTTCAGAGGTCGCTAGATCCAGTACGGGGGGCGCTGGAGCCGTAAAGCCCCCCACTCTCGATATTAAGTTTGAGGATGGCATTCCGCCATATACAACTCATTCTGTTGATGACGTTCCTAAACTCGCACAGAAAACACTCAAGATGATTTCGCGCAAGAAGGGAGCGACAATTGACGAAGTACATGCCGTTGTTGGTAAGAAAAGATCATCTGTATACAATCATATCTACCTGATTAAAAAGGCTGGCTATGAGATTGTGAAGACCTACGACAAAAAGTTGGGTACTCACAGGTATAGACTAGGCTAGTCAGATGATCTTGCGTGAGTATCAGGAAGTCGCTGTAAACGATGCTTCTGATGCACTGGACAAGCACGGTAACACTTTAGTCGTTGCACCAACTGGGGCTGGAAAGACAATCATGCTTTCCGCCTTGGTTGGCAAACGTCATAAAAGTTCACAAAATGTGCTTGTGCTACAGCATCGTGACGAACTCGTTTCACAGAACTCCAATAAATTTCACCTTGTAAACCCATCTTTGAAGACCAGTGAAGTAAACGCTGCACAAAAGGATTGGTCAGGTGACGCTGTATTTGCAATGGTGCAAACGCTTTGCCGCGAGAAAAACTTGGACAATATGCCCAAAGTTGATCTGATCGTGGTTGACGAAGCGCATCATACCATTGCGGAAACATATCAACGTATCATTAACGCCGCAAAGAAGGCCAATGAGGGGGTTCAGATCGTTGGCTTTACCGCTACCCCCAATAGAGGCGATAAGAAGGGTTTACGGGACGTATTTACGAACTGTAGCCACCCGCTAGAAATTTCCACGTTAATCTGTGAAGGGTTCCTTGTACCGCCAAAGAGATCTGTACTTGCTGTTGGTGTGCGAGATGAACTGCGTCAGGTACGCAAAACCACATCCGACTTTGAACTGCCTCAAGTTGTGCGGTGAATGCACCGCCCAGATTGTTATATAGGTGTTGTGGAAGACTGGGCCGCTAAACCGGGTCAGACGCAGGAGTATTGGTGG